CGTTATTATATTTACCAAGTGCTTTTTCCATCACTGGCATTGGATATATACGTCCGTTACGATTCTTTGTTTCTGCTTGCGCAAATACACCTTCAATAGCATAATTTTTTTTACCAGTCTTTTTATCTTCAGTAATTAAAAATTCTATTTTATTTTCTGCAAATTCTGATATTAATTTCATATTAACCTCTTGGGTATGCTATTTTAGTAAAATGTGTTGTTGTAGTACCTGCATGTACTTCGTCACCTGCAGCTTTATGTAATACAAAAGCTTGGTTTTCGTGTACTTGCATTGTAGCACTAGTTGTAACATTAGTGATTAAGTCATCTGCAGTCGCACAAACATAAACTGTTTGGGCATTGCCTACAGTAGTTTTATTACTGCTTCCGTTTGCAGTAACTTTGGCCGCTAAAGGTCTAATTTCCATTATTTCATTCCTTTATATTGTTTCATAAATTCAGTTGCAGCCTTCTCGGCTTCTCTCTGAGTATTGTAAACGTCTAACCTATCACCATCAATATAAGCAACAAACTTATTCTTTTCGTTATTAACTCTAACAGAAACTCTATTAATCTTTTTATCAAAGACAACTTTACCAATAGGTTTTCTTCCAGTTAATTCTCTTAATTGTGAAAAAGTGTACATGTTAATTATATTTATACTTTCTGTGTTTTACACCTCAGCTTCGTCTTCAAGCTCTTCATCTTCCTCAGTCTCGTCTTCAGACTCTTCTTCTTCAGATTCATCATCGAGTATTTCTTCGTCTTCTTCAGACTCTTCTTCAGCATCATTATAAACTTGGTCAGCCATTCTAATTTTTTCTTGATCTAATAAGTCAGACATTTTAATAGTCATAACTTCACCAAATGTTTTATTAGCGTTATTGTAATCTTTTTCCAAAGCGGATCTTATCAAATCTTGTATATGATTCCTGTTATCATCTAATTCTGCGTTTTCAACGTTTTCGACATTATCCATTATATTTCTCCTTGGTCATTGTCTGGTTCTTGCGCCTGCGTGGCAGCAATTTCTTTATCCATATTCTTAATAGTATCATCATCCATTAGAAGAATATTCTTTTGTACCCATTGTTTAGAGAAATACTCTCCAACATATTGAGATACCTGATCTAAACTTTGTATTTTTTCTCTTAATAACTCTGCTTCTTTTAATTCAGTAAAGTGATTGTCTCGAGAATAATCAACAGTTAATTTATTTTTCCAAGTGTTCCAATCATCTTCAGTAATAATATTCTTTATTATTAATTGTTTCTTTAAAATGTCATAGAACAAATTAGCAAATCTATTTCTTAATCTATCAATAAATTTCTGAAACTTAAGTTCGTCTCTACTTATTTCAGTAGCTCTACCTAATGAAAACTGTTGTTCTTGTTCTAATCTATTCATTGGTACATTAAGTGATCTATATAATCTCTTTTGAAAATATATAATGTCTTCAATCTGTCCTAAGTTTTCTCCACCAGGTAAAGATGATATCTCAGTACCTCTTCCACCTTCTCTCCTTGGTAGCCAAAAATCTTCGAGCATTGACATGTGTTTACGATCATCAACTATTTCACCAGTTTTTGCATCGTATACTAATTTGTTACGGTACTTAGCCATTATATCTTTCATATATTGTTCGGCTTTACCTCGAGGTAAATTACCTACATCAATATAAAACATTCTTCTTTCAGGAGCTCGAGCTAATCTATAGATTACTAGAGAATCTTCCATCATTCTTAATTGTGTTATAGGTTTAAGTGCTTTATGTAAATAAGAAACTACTTTCTTACGGGTTTCATCTAATAATCCAGAAGTAATATAACTTACTGAATCGGTTGTCATCTTAATACCAGCATTTTGTGATCCAGGTTTTTCTTGAAATATATAGAACTCATCTACTTTTTCTACAAGTTTTGCACCTGTAAGTGGATCTTTTTTACTTTTAACTTGCTTTACTTTTCTCATCTTAGCAGCATCCATATATCTTATTTCTTGGATTCCTGCAGATAGATTGCTTTCATCAACAACCAAGTGATGATATAATCTTCCATCAATGTACCACCTTCTAAAGATATCATGACCGAGCTCTTTAAAGTTTAACATGTTATATATTTTTTCGAATTCTTCTGTAATTTGTTTCTTAATACTATCGCTTATTGGTATATTATCTAAGTTAATTGCTACTGCAGGCGCTATTTCATTTGCTGTAATTGATTCGCTTATAATATCTTCGATAGCTGCATCAGTTTCTGGATGCATAGCACTACCTCTATATTTCAATATAAGTTGCGCATTATCTTTTGAATCATCACCGTCCATATTAATATAGTGGCCATAGTGAGCTCCGGCCGAAGTTGCAGTTACATAACCAGCGCCGTCATCGTCTCGTGGCGGAACAGGTGAAGCAAGAGTCTTTTTATCTTTAGCTCTTGTTATCTCAAATCCAAATAATTTAATTGTATTTTCTGCCATTTAAAATTCCTTTATAGTGAGGAGAGCAAAGTGTGCTCTCCTACTATTTATATCTTAACTTGTAGTGTCGGTCTCGTAGTACTGATACGCAAACGTTACCTGAAATCTTTCAATTTCATCGTTTGACGCATAGTTTAACTCAATCGGTGATAATTCTTGAGGATAAGATCCTCTAAAAGTATACTTTTTAAGTGTGTCACCTGACCTATCAAGTTGCTCAACAAAAAGATCTGCTTCATACGCAACAGGAGTTGTAAGACCGGTATTTGCTGAGTGTGCATTCATACCATTCATCCATCTCTCCATTGAGTTTCTGATAGCAAAATCTGTATCGTTGATTATTGTTACTGTCCAGACATCAAAGGTTCTATCACCAGCCATTTTTAATTGTCTACCACGAAATGGTACAACAATTTGGCCTAGTGTTGATCCAGGTAATTGAGCAGTTTCACAAAGAAACGATGTCAATTCTGCATCACCATTAGCATATCCAGGAAAGTTTATTGTAGCCTTGAAGAGGTTAGGACGTGCCCCACCACCTCTAAGCTTTGATTTAAAATCATCTACGCCTAATACTGCCATTTTCTACCTCCTAAACTGTGCCAACGACTTCTTCAAAGTCGACACCAGTTCTTACTGCTACAAAGTTAAGTGTAACGAAGTTAATGGATCTGGCCGGCTTAATGAAGATACTTGCGATAAACTCATTTCTATCAATAACTGCAGGTGTGTTATTTGTAGCATCTGCAACTACTCTGAAATCCGTGATACCACGTCTACCTTTTACTTCACGTAATACTGGCTCGACAATATTAACAAACTCGGCTCTTGTAAATTCGTCGTTGAATTCAAAGAGTACTTGTTCAGCTGCTCTTGATATTGCTCTTTCTAATACTAAGAACAATCTTCGAACATTGATTCTATCAAATGCTGAAGGCCTTGCAAGTTTTGTTTTATCGCCAAATAGTATTACACCTGCACCTGGAATATTAGCAATTGGATTAACACCGGCTTTATACAAAGTATCTCTTTGTGGTTTAGTAGGTGTAAACGATATTGATGTTATTCCTAAGTACTGCCCTCTTCGAGATCCTGCAGGAGAAAACCAAGGTGCTCTGTTTAAATCAGTAGCAGCCATGATACCAGCAGTTGAAGAAGCAGCAGGTATTTCAATATATTGATCATTATATTTATCGTAAACTTTTAAAAAGTTTCCATCATTCACTAGGTATGATGACTTAGTAAATGTATCAGATGTTGCAACAATATTTGTTACTATGTCTGATGCAGAAGTTTTATTAACGATATCACTTTGTGCTGGTGAAGTAACAACAACACAATCTTTTCTTAATGATTGAGCAGTAGCTACTAAATCATTTACGACTGTTGTAGCGTCAGCTCGAGACACTGATCTAGGTGCAATTAAGAAATCAATTTCAACTTGATCTTTATCTTCAAACAAATCATAACCAGCTAATATGTTTGCAGTTGATATTGCGCTAGGATCAATACCTTGTGAAAAGTTAAAGTCTATATCTGAATCTTGCAAACCAGTGGTTCTAGTAAAGTTGTCTCCGCTGTCTAGTGCAGTACCAGCTGCAGCTTTACTTTCTAATGTACTTTTCATATCAGAATCAAAATCAATCATCCAAACATATTTAGAGTTTTCATTGATAATGTCTTTTATGTAATTAGTAGTACCGTTGGTATTTTTAGCATTTGATGCAACTGAAGCAAATGCGTATCTTTCAAGTAAAGTGCCTTGAGTGCCTGTGAATTTACCAGCTTTATCAATAATAGCCACATGAACTTCGTCATTTGTACCATTATTTTTTGTACCAAAATCTGATGTTCCTGGCGCAGCATCAAATTCATTGGCATATGCCCAACCGTTAAAAGCTGAGTCAGCGCCTGAATGCGGACACATAGAAACCTGTAAGCTGTTTCCAAGAGTGCCTGGATATTTTGCTACAAATGTATGCTTATCTGAATCTAATCCAGATATTTGTGAATTAAAGTCTGCTTCATTTTTTACAACTTCAGTAGGTAGTCCTGCTGCTGTTGCAGCTGCAGTCTGTCCAGTTGTTGATACTGCGTTTTTAGCAGAACCATCTATAACTCTTACAGTTTGAAGTGCGTTTGAGTATTTCAAAAAGAAGTTTGCTTGATGAAACGAAAAGGTGGTTGCTGAATCTGGTGAGCCAAAGACATCAACTAGTTCAGCTTCTGAACTTAGTTTAACTCTTTCCTCAACAGTTCCCCACCTAGAATTTATTACGATTGCGCCTGTAGTTGACTGGACATTAGGCACGCCACCAGTCAGATCTATTTCTTTGACAACAACCGCAGGTGATTCGGAGGGTGTAGATAGTGCCATCTTATTTTCCTTTTTTTATGCGATTACCATTATACGAATATTCAATTGTTATTACCATTATTTATAATATTACAGATCTCTATCGTATTCAATAGCCCAAGGGTGTTCATCTGTAGGTTCTACTCTTTGAACTTCAGCTCTTCCGTCATTAATATATCCAAAGGGTACTATATCATCTTGTATTTCTTTTAATTTTTGTTTAAATATCATATCTTTAATATTGATATCGGTTAAGTTAGAAAAATATGCAGACGACACAAAGTAACCAAACATAACTAAATTCATAACTAAATCATCATGATTACCTACAGCAGCTTGGTAAGTTTGGCCTTTAGCTTCAAATGTTGAGATTTCTAAAATCGTTTGTTCATCTACGACAGTTAACTTATTATTTTCTAATAAGTCTTTTAATGCACTACATCCTAGTCTTTTTGTTTTCCTATTAATATCTATACCTACTGCATTTGCCTTCACTGCAGATTCAACATGAACGTTTTCATATTCTAAATCATAATATAAACCATTACAAACAACAGAACCTTGATCATTTGATTCAATTATGCAATAAGCTTCATTGTAGACATTCGCGTACTTATATATAATATTAGGGAAGAGTAAAGGCGATATAGTGTTGTTGCGATAAACAACCACCTGCTCGAAAGGGCGCTGGTTAATATCGATTATGGAAAAAGAAGAATAGTCCTGGCCTCTTCCTTTTGACACATCAGCAACTAAAAGATATTCGTGTCCTTTTATTGGTTCCTTGTATATTAAACAATCTCCACCTTCTAAATATTTCTTTGCAGGTTTAGCTCTTAAATTTAATAGTGTCTGAGCATTTACTAATGTATTACCAGTTCCGAAGAATGTATTACCAAACTCTTGATCAAACTGTATTTGTGATGTATTGTTTATTGTTTCTTCTTTCCATTTCTCATTACGTCCTGGAACATCATGCCAATCAACTCTAAAGTTTTTATATTCATTAACGCCTTGTATTGATCCTTCCCATATCTTATGAAACGTATTACCAATACCATTTGCTGTAGATGTTACTATAATTTTTGTATCTCCACCAGATGAAACAACTGGATATGTTGACGTATAAAATTCTGCTGCGCGTTCAACAAATGCAAACTCATCTAAGTATAATAAGTTTATAGAAAGACCACGAATAGAAGATCCAGTAGTGGCCGCAGCAATAATTCTACTATTATTACTGAAATCTATATTTGATTTATTAAGAGCCTTACATCCTGGTTGTAAAAAGAATGGAATATTTTCAAGCATAATAGTTATTCTTGCTAACATTTCTCGAGCAGTAGCACCTTTGTTAGCCAATACAGCAATAGATTTTTCTGATTGAAATAATGCAAACCATAACAAATAACCACAAGCTGATATAGATTTTCCAGATTGTCTACATGCTAATACAATATTAAATCGATGACTTTCAAATTGTTTAAACATTTTCTTTTGATAAGGATATAATTCAAATGGCACTAAACCTTTATCTAATGAAATAATCTTTGCATATTTTTCTACAAAATACACTGGATCTTTCATACACTTTGCATATTCAAGTACTTGTTCCTCATTAAAATTAGAAACAATACCGTCTTTTTTAATATTAGGATTACCTAGATAGTTCTCATTCCTGTTTTGGAGTGACATTCACTATTTCCGATTCATTCTTTAGTAGCTTTTGAAGCTCAGTGGTGGAACCAACAAAAAGATTATTAGTTGTATTAGCAACCTTTTTAATATCATCTTTTTTATCTATTTCTTTCTTTTTCTTATTAAGGTCCATAAGTCTATCATTTACATCTGAAATATTTTTAATCATTCCAGATAATACTTCAAAGGCTCGAGGATGTTCACTTTCGCGCGCAACCTCAATCATTAACTCTAAACTCTGTTTACCTTTTTCCACAAGCTCATAATATGTATCTCTTGAATACTTGTAATCATTATCAATGTTCTTTTCTTCTGGAGGAAAGAACTTTTCCATATCTTTTTTACTCATTTAATATAACTAACTCACGATTTTTAATGTGTTCATGCTCAATGTCATCTTTAGATTGACCATAGTATCTTACTGCATGATGTTTTTCTACCATATAATCGTTAATAGATTTATCAGCATAGTTAGTAGTTCTCCATAATTCACCTAAGATTCTGCCAAATTTACCTTCAGCATCTTTTTGTGTCTTTAGTGTTATACCGCCTTCGTCGTCTAACATTCCTGTTAAAAATTTCTTAGCAGCTAATCCATACTTTTTTTCTTCTAGATCTCTTGTTCTTGATTCTGGAGTGTCTATAGCATATAATCTTATTCGTTCTTTTTTTAGCCATACACCAAAACCTAAATCGATATCAACATCGACAGTATCACCATCGATTATCTTTACTACTTTACATCTGTATTCATACATATTTAACTCGCACTATCTAAAATTGTTGTGGTAAATCCAAAGTCACTATCATCAAGGCCTATAATCGAAGAAGGATTAGGTGTAACAACTATTGTTTCTAATCCTATATCAGAATCATTAAGACCTGCCTTGATGTCGAATATTTTTGCTTTAGCATCTCTTATGACACTAGTATCTGCAATTGGACCATGATAACTTAGCTTCATCTCAAAGTCCATACTGTAAATTATTGTTCTTCTTTGTTCCATTGCTCCTTCGAAATCATCAGAAAAAGAAACGCCTTGAATAATAACCTGTATGTCTTCTTTAAATTCTGGATATTCAGTAGCAAATGGTTTTATAGTTAGAGCATATTGTGGATTAAACGTAGGGATAATCTGTTCTATGATCTGTAATGCGTCATCTTGTGATTTAGCATATGCATTTAACTGAAAATTTATTGTATATGGTACAGGTGTGAAAAACTTTTGTCTTTTAGTTGCGTCACCTGTAGAGGAAGTAGTAGTAAAATTTCCGACTTTAGTTAACTGCCTTGTAGGATCATACGCAATAGAAGTAATTTCAAAAGATAATCTAGGAAGTTTAATAGCAACTTGAGTATCATCTGTTAAACTTGGATTTTCTCTTATTCTTTCAAGATACTTTTGTTTTGGTGCATACGATAACGGAACTTTAAGTTGACTTATCACTGCACCAGATGAATTTTGTCTAATAACATATATGTTATTAAATAGTCTACCAAATAAAGCAACTGCTTTTTTAGTTTTGGAATGATAAAAGTGCCCACCAAACATTAGTTATTACTCACATCGCCGAATGGATTAGATTCACTAAAGTCAATGAAATCTGCTCCTGTTGAAAAATCATCGTTTTGCTCGTTATTAGATAATTGATTATCTTCTACTACTAAAGTAATCACTCCACCAGCACCAGTAGTTAATCCAACAACTTTCTTTCCTGCTGCAAAAGTGTGATATTTACCATCATCTGCTCCAGCATGAATGATATGAATCTTATCATCTGAATCAGAATATTTAACAACCTCGCCTCTCATAGTAGTTGTACCACTTGGAGATATTATTGTTTCACCAACTTTAAATATTGAAGGAGCTGGATTACTAAATATAAATGTTGGGTTACTATAACCAATACCTGGATTAGTAATAGACGCTCCATTAATTTCACCGCTGTTACTATCAACTGTAATAGAAACTGCACCACCTACTCCAGTTGAATCAACAATTTGAACAGCTGGAACTGCATAATAACCATTACCACTATCTGCAATAGATATACTGGCCAATGCACCTGAATTTAATGTTGCTGTTAGTTGTGCACTATCTCTAATATTATTAAGACTTAAAATATATTTGTATGCGTACTTAGCATCTAAATCATCAAGTACATCAACACCAGTGTTAATATTTTCTCCAGTGTATTCATATAACTGACATCTCATTTTAAATACTGGTAGATTACTTAATTGATAAAAAGGTTGTTCGTGTTCTACATGAGATATCTGAAAAAAAGATTTACTTAAAGGAAGATATATTACATCACCTTCTGCAGGTCTATCTATTGTTATTTCATTATCATATCTTGAAACAGCATCTGACCATCTTCTTCTTGATACTACAAATGTGGCTTCATCTCGTATTTCTACTCCAAATCTTGTAAACAAATCTCCTTCACCTTCAAAGCCTTCTGTATTTTCAATATACATTTCTAGCATATAAGATGAATTAAAACTTGAAACTGGATCATCACCAAGTATAGTGTCCTCATTTACAATATCACGCGGTAAATAATACACGTCTTGGCCATAGGTCTTTAATGCCTCAATGACTATATCTTCATAGAGATTTTGCTCTGACTTTACTTTTTGACTAAAGTATAAACTAGTTGCCATGTTAACCTACAAAAAAGTCTGGTAGAAATTCGTGTTCTAATCTTATGTTTTCTCTAAGAGTAGCTATTTCAGCAGTAGCATCATCATATATCTGTCTTCCATTTAAAATAACTCCTCCAGGCAATTGCATTCCTTCAAACTTAATTAAGTTTTGGCCCCATTGTTGTTTAATTAACGCGGTAGTATATTCTTTTACAAACATATCATTAAATATAGAAGTGTGATCGCTATCACTAATTTCTGTATAGACTTCAGCTACAATGTAATCACCTTCTTGAATATCACCATCAATAAAATCGCCAAACACATAAAGTCTATTTTGTCTTCTAGAAAACTGAACTTGTGGTGTACCATTTAATTTCATGTCTAATGTTGAGAGATACTGCTGCATTTGCTCGTAGTACGCTAGATCACCAGCAAAGTTCATTAAATCATGAATATTATTTAGCATCATTTGATATTTTATATCAAACATTCCGCTGCCTCCAACAATACCGCCTGCAACAGGAAACATCTTAGAAACAAATATTATATTATTTGCTAAAGGTATATACTGGTTAGTGACATCCGTAGCCGTAACTAAATGCTTAAGATACGTTCTTACAGTTGCGTCAGAATGAAATTCTCTATAATACTGTAGCGCTTCGTCTATACGGTCTTCCACCTGATCTTCGTCAATATTGACTTCGATAACTGGTTCGCCTAAACGTCTTTTGCAATAATCGGCTAAAGTGCCTCTTGAATTAGGAGCTGCCATTACTTAAATCCTTATTTTATTCTATTTATAAGGACTCGCTCCTAAAACATCGCTATCCCATGCATCTTTAAGTGCAGTAATTGTTGTTGCATTAGTTATTACTGAAGCTGCAGGTGCATTTCTTAGTGCAACTTTCTTTGCAACACTTGTCACTTTTGCGTCTGAATCATTAGCTTCTAAAGCTTTCATATATGTTACATCTTCTGCAGTAAGTAATGGTCCTCTTACTTCTCTTATCTTATCTTTAAATATTACCTTTGCCGCTGTAATGTCTTCA